TACATATGTTCTCCATTCTGAAACTGCGTACGTCAGGAGGTTTTTCGACCTTCGGCCTCGGTCGTATATCCACTTGAGCGCTCGAGCCGGTGGAGCGCCTGGGTCACCAGATATGTGCCGTCGTTCTGACCGAAACCCTGAATCGTGAGATTGGTGCCGGCCACTAGCGTCGTTGTACCCGGCAAAGTGACCCGCATTGTTGCGCGGAGCATGTTACAGCGATGGAGCGCGGCTGCGGCTTTCGCCAATGCGTCGCTCGGGCTCTCGGCGCGCTCAGCGAGATTCAGCGTGTCGCCGGTCGGCGCGCTTGAGTCAGCTACGGTCTGACTAATCAACGTCTTGCTCGACGGGTTCTGGTAAGAGACTTGGGCCGCCCGATAAATCTGGCTGGTCTTACCGGTGAATTCGAACCGCGTCAGATCGGTGCGCTGCAAGGCGAGCACCGCGGGGGCGGTCTCGAGGGCACCGCGCGGATAGAAAATCAACTGCGTCCCGCGAACCGAGAAATCATAGTTGTAGGCGTTCGCGATACGATGGAGAAACTCTAGGTCGGTTTCCCGATTCTGCGTCACCCGGCTGAGTAAAAGACTGCTCGCCGCAGGTGCGTTGACGACCGTATAGCCATGCCGGGCGGCAACGCTCGTGGCGATTTGGGCCAGCGTCTGTCCCTCGAAACGCGCGGAGATGGGGGTGCGCAATGTAGGCGTGATCCCTGCGGCTATACATTTCAGATGAACCGCGTCAGGCGGACCTTGTAATTCGACCTCGTCCACCTGAAAGGAACCGCATGGCAGAAATGGTTCGTTCGCGTAACCGATTTGCAGTGTCACGATATCGCCGTAAGACGGCGACCAAGGCCCTTGCCAGCGGCCGTCGCGATCTTCCAGCGTTACCTGGACCTCATCCGCGAGATGCTGTTCGCGGCTTTCGTAGACGATGGCCTCTACCATAGCCGTCACATCAGCCGTGATGTTGACGCCGGCGTAGGTCAGAATCCAAGCGGGAGTCCTGACTGGGTATGCAAGGGCAGCCGACATGATGTTCCTCTAAACGCCTCCCCGGAACGCGCGTGACAACCGCGCCGTTATCCTGAGATTTTCTGCCACGGCGGTAGATCAGTCTGGGGCACGCTTGCAGCGGTCGGCGATAACAGCAGTGGAATTCCGATAGTCAGTCCAGGTTCAAACCCCGCCTCTATTGGAATCGCCGGATTCGCCATGATGATTGGCCCATATAGCGTCGGGTCGCCGTAGTACTGCCACGCTAGCTGGTCCCAGCGTTCGCCCGCTACGGTTACGTGGGGAATGAACAGCGCGTTCAAGTTGGGAATTCCTGCCGCCATTGCGATTATCCCTCATGACAGCTCTTCAATCTCATGGAGCCTGGCGCACCGCCGTGCTCGCTGATACCACTGTGTAGTTCAGGCTCGGCGAAGTCGCAGCCGCGGGGGCTCCGGGGCTACTAACTCCGGCCGAGACGCCTGGGTTTGCGTAAACTGGGGGCGAGTACGTATTCGCGGGGAGCGCGCCGAGCGTCAGAATCGCCGCATCGGGCACCAGGTTGGCTGGCCCGATGGGTTGATTCGGGCTGAACGGCGTGATCGATCCGAGGGCCGCTGGAAGCGCTGCAACTAGCGCAGGCGGCGGAGTTGCAGGTCGGGGCGGTGCATACGGGTCGACCTGCGCCCCGAAAGCGTACTCCTTTAATTCGACCCGGGCAGTGGCCCAAATCAGGCTCCCGTCGTCAGCATTGTGGCGATGCGTTTCGTCGATCGCGGCCACCACGAAATAGCCTCGATGGACACCGTTGCCGAAGACGAGAGCGCGAGCCTGATGGTCCTGTGCGGCAGCGTTGAGCGCGTCGAGTTGGCTCTTGGGGTTGGTGAACGCGACATGAAACATCAACTCGAGAGCGATCGTCTCCAGCGCGTCCGATAGCCACTGTAATCGGGGCCGGTCCTGGACAATCGAGTGCTCCGCATAGTCAAAATTGCGCGAGGAGTCGAAGCTGGTCGGCGAGGTGAGCACCTCGAACAATATTTCACCGAATACTGCGTACATAAAACTTAGGCGAGCTGGACGGCTGCGGCGTCACGCTGGGTCAAGCGGTGCGGAGCATACTGCTGTTTAGGCGCGATCAAGACGTCATGGCGGCGCGTGTTCTGGTGATAGGGAATTCGTGTCGGCTTTCGTCCTGCGCGTGCAGCCTGCATCCACCGCGTTAAACCCGCGCGCAAATAATCAGGATCGATGTTTAGATAACCGCAGACCTCGCCAAAGGTGAATGGGGCCGCCACAATGGGTGTGAACATCGAATGTCGCGCCACGCGGCGGGATCCGCCGAGGTTCGTGGCACATTCGATCGCGTCCTCAAGTATAGCGAGCAGCAGCCGTTGCATCGGGGACAGGTCAGCCCGCGTCGGGTCAAAGTACTGCGACGGTAGAATCACCTCTGGTGGCAGTACGTCTTGCGCGGTTGGATTTGACATCGTGGCAAGCCTCTCAGATATCTTTTCGCGTGATTCTTGGTTCAAAACGCACGGCGCGTGCGGCGCTGCATTACTTGCTCGATGACTCGGGCGATCTCATATCCCTGACGGCGGACGAATTCGTCGCCGTTGGTTACCCCTTGAACGTTGATCGCAACGCTAATCGTCGTTGGCCCAGCCGACGCTGCGCTGGAAATGCTTGGTGTGGGCGCGGGATGATCCAACATCTTGAAAACCGAACCATGCTGTGTCGACGCTTCACGAGGGTTGCTCATGCTCCCCGGCAAGCGAGACCAAGGCCGCTCGATTCCGAATGAGCCGGTCCTATCGGAATGCGCAGCGACGATGCGCTGGAGAGTGCGATTTGGCCCAGTCGTGAAGTCCACGACCTTGCGTGTGAGAGTGGTATGCGCTTGCATAAATTGCGCGAACCGAGTTCCTCCCGTTTCGCGACTGCCTATCGATCGCTCCGCGACGGAATCCCCGTCTAAATAGTCACTTAATGCGAAGCTCGGTGCCGCCAAAACATGCTCGGAACTTGGCTCGCGAGCAGGCATTCGTCCGACGTCAGCCAAAATCACGGCGTGCAGACGAGTGATCGCAAGCCCGAATCGCGCGCCGACAGCTGCGTTCGCCGTCGCCGACACGCCAGCTGAACCCAACATCGGTGACCACATCGGATAGTCTTGCGCGCGATGCTTCTGCCAGGGGAGGGGCGACACCTCAGCGACAATGCTTGTGCGCTCGGCAGCCTGAGCCACAATTTGGCTGAGCATCGGAGTTGCGGCTGGCGGCATGGTGGCTGGAGCGATCGAATGGTCCGAGCCGAGCGATAGCCGTCCCGGGAGCAAACGCATCTTACCGAGTATCGTGGTAACGCGGCGCAACTGATTTTCAAGCATCCGGAGGCGCCCGTTGGCACGAGATGCTTCGTCTAACGAGGGAACGCGCTCCGGGTTGAGCATTGCGATCCTTCGAATAGCCAGTTCCACCGTCCCGCTTGAATGCTCAGTTCCGCCGGAATATGGAAAGTCAGCCCCCCCGGCTGGCGCTCGAAGCGAGCCAATAGCGCCACCGCGCACTCTCCGCTCTGCGACGGTGCCATTCGCGCTGCGCGCGGTAGCAGCTAGACGGGCCAGCGCGTCGGTAGCGGAGCTCGCAACCAGCAGCTGCAGGGCATCCTTCATCCGCGTCATCCCTGCCGTAGATGCCTGCGTGGCCGCAGTTACACGCCGCACTAGCGAGTCCACCGCTGGCTGCAGTAATTTTAGCCTGGTTTCCATCAATGCTAGGCTGAAATCTTTAGATATTGCGCAGCGGCGGCGACCCAGAACTGCAACTCTTCAAGCTCCATTTCCATCAGGTCGCGTACGCCAAAGCCCAACCTGATCAGTCCAACTAGTTCGACGGTGTCGCAGCCATTTTTTTTTCGACACTTGCCGCCTCGCCGAGCGCGGTCATATCGTCGATATCGAGCTCGAGCAGGTCCTCATAGAGTGCCTGCCTGCCGTCGAGTTCGACGGTTGGTGCTAGCGAGGCTAACGAAATGGCGAAGGCATTATCTGCCTCGGCGCTCCCGACCACCCGACGCGCATATACCGAGTCACGTACCTTTATTTTACGTAACACCTTCGCCTGCCGTCCTGAAGGCAGTGTGATCGTCTTTGGATAGTCAGTGCTCATTGACAGCGTCCTGGTTCAGTAGTTTCTCAAGACAGAAACAAGCTCGTACCGGGATTAAGAGAAGCGACGGACCTCAGCCGCCAATATTTGCTCTAAAATTCGCCAATTGATCGACGCCATTTACGATGTACATATTCGCTAAGGCATCGAACAACAGATATTGAACCCCGCCAATATAAAGCTCGCTATGGTAAACCGACGCCAAGGTGGGGAAGTCCACCTGTTCGTGCAGTTTGAAATCGAGCGGGCCCATATCTTTGAACTGCGCGGTCATCAGCCCGACCACTGGCGTCTCGGCTATTCGCCCCTGGCTGGTGTAGCTCTCCATGCTCGCGCGAATCTGAAAGCTGTGAGATGTATAGATGCTGATGCCGCTGAGCACCTGCGGATAGACCGATATCCACTTGAATTTTGCTTCAAGCTTATCGATCCCAGCCGGGAACTCGACCTTGGCCGTCATTCCTAGGCCCTTGTGCTCGGCAAGTATCGCCTTAGGCATTGCGAACTGGACTTCGTCGGCGCAGCCGAGCAGCCCGACGCCGTCCATGTAGATATTCGCGTTAGTTATTCGATTTACGGTAACTGGAGTGGGCATCGTCTTCCTCGATTGGAAAGGTAACTGCTCCGTTATGCGGTGGCCGAAGCCGCCGGGCTTTGGCCTTGGGAGTTGCCCTTCAATTGCGAGAGCAGGGTTGTGTCGATATAGACGTTGAACGTCAGCCGTTCCGCGGGTGGCGGCGGCATCACGTCGAGATCGAACACCAACTGCCCATTGGCAATCTGACTCGCAGGGTTTTCTGCAGGGTTATAAGTTGCGGATCCGGCCACCAGCGCGCCTTTTTGGATCAGTGAGCGGATGAAATCGTTCACATTTGAGAGAATCTGAGTGATCAGCGCATTCGAGATCGGCGAGTCGATATACTGCAGCATCGAAAGTTCGACCGACTCTTCCAGAACGTCCATGGTGCGCCGCACACAGATAAACTGGTCGGGTGTGGTAATCGTCGGATAACCAGCGCTGCGATTTCCCCAGACTCGAAGGCCAGTGCCGAAGGCCGAGAAAACTGTTAGGATCCCGTTCGAGTTGAGGTTGTTAACGTCTGATGCGGCGTCCAGGATCGACGAGTAGAGGCTGACGTCCGGGCCAAGGCCGCCGATAATCTGCGTATTCGAGGGCGACCACCAATATCCTTTCGCCAGGTCCTTGGCCGCCATTGCACCCGCCACAAACGGAGAATAGCTGAAAGAAATGTTGACGTTAGCCAGATTCTGCACCGCGGTGCCGGCTGAGCTGATCGTGATACCGGTCGGCACGATGCCAGTGTCGAAGTATAGTTCGTTCGGGCCGCAGAGGATCTGCCGGGTTGACGAGGTGTCCCAGGGGTCGCCAGTCGTGCCGCGCTTGGCGATCAACGTAGACGGTGAGCTGTTGGGTGCGCAGTCGATGAGGCACATCGCACGCATTGCGCTCGCGACAGTCAACAGTCCCGATGCCGTCGTCGCATCCTGCGAGCCCGCCGCCTGTTGCTGGGGACCGGAACCGTAGCTCGGCGCGATCAGGATCTTGGGAAAAAATCCCATCAGGCCATAGCTAAGTTTCCAACACTGCATCCCGGTGTAGACATTCGAGCTGACGTTCCCGACCAGCGTAGCGTCGCTGAGTTGCGACGGATCCGCGTAGTTGAAGCTCACCTTGACTGTCTGGCCCGCGGCGAGCGCGCCGCCGCCCTTGGCGATGATTAATCCGTTGACATGATCAACGGTAAAGTCCGTATTCTGGAGATAGGTCGTCGTCCCGGCGGAGTTTTGTACCTTCAGCAGCGAGATACCCATATGGCCGACGCTGATCGCCTGATTGCCCGAGGCCGGAAACGTGAAAGACTGTGCCGTCAGACTAGTATAGTGCTTCGTCTGATCGAAGACGTTGACGACGATCGCCTGGCCCGCGCCCTGCGCAAAGATGTTCGCGAGCGCGTAGGGAATCGTGTAGCCCTGAATCAACGGTCCGAACATGGCAGCCTGACCGGTCGAGGTGGAAGTGAGGCTTGATCCGGTCACTAATATTGGCGCCTGCAGGTTTGCGATTGGTCCGAGGGTCACCAGGCTCCAGGTCACGGAGCCGTCGGTGGTCGTTCCGTTCAGGGCGGCGCTCCAGGTTGGAACGCTATTCGCCGAAGTGGTGCCAGACACCGTCGCCTGCTGGATATTTCCGTTGCCGTCGATAATCTGCTGACCGAAACTGACTACCCAGTTGTAGTCCCAGAGCTGCAGTGCGCCGAACGTCGCAAAAAGCGGCGCCGACCCGACAACTCCTACCACGGACGACTTGACAACCGTTATAGGAGCTGGACCCGTGTTGTACTCGAAAAACTCAGCGCCATGTAAAAAACTTGCCGGCATTAGCTATTCCTCTCTCGTCAGCTCTCCCATTTTGCAGAAGAGAGACACGGGGCTAGGTTGCATCAAGCGATAACCGCCGCTGCATAGTCGATCACCAGCGGGTCGTTCTCGGGCAGTGTGGCGGTAATCC